ATTTGGGCTGTAGCGAAGCGCTCCAACCGTGCTAGTCGGGGCTGTCGTGTCTGCGGTTCCTGCGATATATGCAATCGCGTTGCCAGCAACCTGAAACGTGATGCTGGTCACATCTGCATCGGTGATCTGCGTCCATGTCCCAGCAGGAACGCTAAGTGTCGTATTCTGTGCCATGCTTAGGCTCCTGTTTCATCTAAAATTACGCGGAACAATAACACGGCCCGCCGCGTTTTGCCATTATCTTCCCATCCGGGAATGATGCTTTCCAACTCTGTCGTAACCCAATGCGCGCCTGTAACAGTCAGGGGTTGCCGCTCAAGGGCTTCGCGCACCTGCGATGCAAGATTGCCTATCAAGTTCTCTGCGCTGTCAGTGGCCGTTGTGCGCGCGTATGCGTCAATCTGGACAAGCGCATCTAGGCCGCGCGTGCTTTTGGTGTTCCACGGGCTTTCATTGGCCTGCACGATGACCACATAGGGGAACGGCCCTAGCAATTCCCCATCATCCGATTGCGGCGCTTTAGGCGACCACACGTCAACGCTAAGGTCTGCGTCCAGCTTCGTGAAAAGTGCTTGTCGCAATGCCGCATATGTTGGCGCTGTCATTTCGCGGCCCTCTCTAGTGCTGTCTCAAGACGCTGCCTGAACTTAGGGCGCATGGCCTCAGTCGCTGGCACCCATGCAGGGCGCGGGGCAATGCGGCTTGTGCCGAACTCAAGCATCGCGGCATAGGCCACTTGACTGCCAACCGTGGCACTCATTGGACCCTCGCGCTTGAAGTCAATTCTTGAAGCTAGGTTTCCTGTGTCCGTTGCGGGGGCTTGGCCGGGGGCGGATGCCGTATGCGTGCGGCGCGGGTTGTATTTCTCATACGTCATGCCGCTTGCAGGCCCTTTCTGAATGCGCTTAATAATATCCCCGCGCAACTCCAAGCCCGTTGCATTCACCGCGTCACCCACATGCTTTTCGGCCTTAGCGCCATAGGCTCGCAACGCCGCTGCAAGCTGGTCACCGCCTTCAAGCTGCATGGTTATGCGGGTCACGTTGCCACCCCCCCATCCAACTCAATCTCGAACCACCGATTGCGCAACTCGACATTATTAATGAACACAATGTTATACCGCCGCCCCGCAATCACAACGCGGTCACTTTCGACAAGCCCCGAAAAATACCGCGTCACAATCCGATTGCGCGTTGTTGCCTCGGCCCGTTGTGCCTGAAACCGCTCACCACCCGACAAGGCCTTAAAGCTGCACCGCGTTGCAGCGCCTGCGATATTCGCCCACGCCTCAGACCAGCTGCCCGAACCGTCGCTAACCCGCGTCTTGCGCTGAAACTGGCAAGGCGTGCGAAGCATTCCGGCGCTGTATGTGCAGCACTTGGTCATAGTTGCGGCTGCTCCCAGCAAAAAATCCGTATTGTCGAAGTGTAGTTTTCAGCTTGACGCCGCCTGACGCGCAGCAATCCAGTGCTGCCAGCGCCGAATATGCGCAACACGCCGTCCTGCCGCGCGCCGCCGCTAGATCGACCAGATCCGATCCCCAAGCCGTTATCAATGAAATCCTCATCTCGCAACGTGGCATTGCCCACATTGGTCGGCGTTACACCTGCATACAGTTCAGTTGTCACAGATGACGTTGACCCGGCGCGAAGCGGGGTGTTCAAGGCCAGCGTGCCGCCTGTAAACCCATCAGGATTGGTAAGCGTGTCAATTTCATACGCCCCTTGNCCAACAGTTAATGTCCGGTCAAATAGGATGAACTCNCGGCCAGANGGNACAANAAAACCGTANTANNAAAANTCNGTNGTGACCNCNGACCTGCGCGAAAGCAGCGTAGCGCCGTTGACGATTGTTTCCGTTAATACATCATAGCGCGCGCGGATAGAGTTGTATCGTGCCGTAATGTGGTCGCCTGTTCTTTTCATTCCCGCACGCCTCGAATTGATCCGTTGCCCCTGACCCATATCCATTGATAGCCAGCATCACAGGCAACGCACTCAAAATCCCATCCGCTTGGCCACGATTGCACAGAATTGCCGTCACCGGTTGGCGCTTCATTGGTTTCGGTAAAGTATATCTGTACATCAACCGCCGACAAAATATCAAAAGCTAAATATCCGCGACCGTCTAGAACATCTACCCAATCTCCGGGCGTTAAGGCTTGCTCAAACGTAATCATATCCGCTTCACCGCATAGGCGTCCAGCAAGCCCCGCGCTGCCCCTAGCGCATCCTCTGGAATGCACTCATCCCCGTAATGCTGGTGAAGGTATGCAGCAACCTGCTTGACTGCGCGCTTCAATATGGCTGGCACCGTTGACGCCGTATCGCCAAAGCCCGCCTTGTATTCAATCTCGATTGCGTTGGAGTTGCGCAGCGCGATAGGCCATGTTGCGCCATTGCGCAGGACCATCCGCCCCGGCCTGCGGTATGTGTCAATGTCGAATGTGGCCGCGATATTCACCGCCGCGTCATTGCCCGCATCATCGAACACAGTCACGGTATCGACGGACTGCAACGGGTAACGCGGCATATGAACAGCCCGCAGACTATTGGGCGCATACAATTCACTGATTGCCATTTGCCGCACGCCGTCCCACCATTGCTGATGACCAGCGGGCCAATGATCTAGCGCCATGCGCCAAGTTTGCGTGATGAAAGCAAGCCCGGTCATTTGCTCGATCAGTTCCCGCGCCTCTGCAATCAGCGCATTGGCCTGCGCATCCGGCAACCCGTCCGCAGTCTCGGCCAGCTGCGCGCGCAATTCCTCTGCCGTTACAGGCTCAACCGCAGGCGGGGTTTCCAGAACATGACCGCGATGCTGCGTCAACGGGATAGACGGGCGCAGGCTCATTTGCGCGGCCTTCCGCGTTTGGCCTTTGCCTCCGGCACGCTCTGCACTTGCGTATCCGTGCGCGGGTCAAACATGCGGCTTGCAGCGCCGTCAGCAATCGCCCATTCGGCAACCGCGCCGGACACGATTTCACCGAATGCGAAAGTCTCGACACGCGCCCCATTAGGTGCGCACTCGTAGCCCGTTTTGCGTGTAATCTTGGCAGTGGTCATAATGCCTCCTGTGCTTATGAAATGGGCCACCGTAGCGGCCCATCGCTAAGATCAGGTCGTGGCCTGCGCAGCACCAACACGATTAACAGGCGCGCGATGCGGCTTGCCAAGGCTTGCCACAATGAACGCAACCGCGTCAGTGCCAGTCGTGCCAGTCAGAACGGCGCGCACATAACGCTTTGCACCGACATAGCCCAGACCGCCCGCAATGATGTTGTCATCGCCATCATCATCGACAACAGGCGCATCGCCCAAAACTTCAAGCGCCGGGACGTCCTCGAAGTCAGATGCCGCCAACGTGTCGCTGTGCTGTAGCTTCATGGTGAAGCCGGATGCCGTGCCAGCATCCGTGACAGCGCCAGTGTGCAGATCGAAGGTTGCAGTCGAATAGCCGCGCACGTCAAATGCTTGGCTGTCGTTTGCAGTGTCGCCGCTTAGGGTNTGNTTTGCCCCGCGCCGCACTTGGATATTAGAAAGACCATCGCGCATGATTTACTCCTTTTGCGCTAGAGGAAACAAGGGCGCAGGCTCACGCCCTTGTCATGTTTATGCAGTCCGGAACGAAACCGTCTTCAGGGCTTCGAAATTAATGACATCGCCGCCAACCCTTTTCGTGGTGTAGAACTTGATGTATGGCTTCGATGTATACGGATCACGCAGAACGCGAATGCCAGCCCGATCAACGATCTGGTAAGCCGCGCGCATGTCGCCAACTGCGATAGCCTTTGCCCCGGTAGTCGTGGCGTCTGGCATATCCTCAAAGGCAGCAACCGGATAACCCAGAAGCGTTGCTGGCTGTCCAGCAGCAATCCCCGGCGACCACAGATAAGATCCGTCACTGTCTTTCAGCTTGCGGGTCAACTTGGTTGTCGCGCGGTTCATGAACCACGTTGCGTTGGCGCGGTAAGGTGCTTTCAGCCCATAAAGCGCGTCGATCAGGATATCCCCGCCATTTGGCGCAGCGGCAAACGCGCCGTTTACGCCAGAGCGGAAATCCTCAATCGTGCCGGGAAGGGTTGTGCCTGCATCGTATGTCAGGAAACCGCGCGGCTGGTCAACGCCAGTACCTGCAACAAAGGCCGCGTTTTCCTTGCGCGCGAACTTTTCCGCAACCTTACCAGCAAGCCAAGCCTCCATGTTGATTTCAGCATCATCAAGCAGCTTTTGCGTAGCCGCTGGCTGTGCTGCCATCTCATGGGCAGGAATGCGCCACACCTTCAACTGAGGCGTGCCAGTCTCATTGCGCGCCTGAGTTTCGGCAACCCAGATCGCCTCTGCCTCATCCAGATCAAAGATGCCTTCGAGCGCGTCAGTGCTGATTGTCTGAACAGAAGCAAACGCACGCATTGGCGAAGTCTCGAACACCTTTGTCACGATCCGGCCAGACATATCGGGATGCACGACATAGCCGCCATCTGGATCACTGCCGACCGATAGCGCCTTGAACTCGTCGCCAACCATGCCACGATCATCTTTGCGCAGGTAGGTGTCGAAAGCTGCCTTGTACTGGTCAAGCTGGTCAACGTCCATCTTGATACCGGGCTTGTTCTGCAACTTACCCAGAAGCGAAGAAAACTTAGACGCCTTGGCTTCCAGATCATCGCCGCCCGTATCAGCCGCTACACGCTGGCTGCGCTTGATGGCAAGGAAAGCATCATCAGCCGACTTCTGGAACTTGTCCAGATCAGCCTCGATCTTTGCCAGCTTTGCCTCGGTTTCAGGCTGTGCCGAGCCAAGGCGCTTGATTTCAGCATCGCGCTCAGCGTCAGCTTTCTTGAACTCTTCAAAGCCCTTATTGACGGTTTCCACCGCCTTCTTGACTTCGTTCAGGTCGATTTGGTCAGACATTGGACATTCCTTTGCATAAGTCTGATTTGCTCCATGAAGCCCTTTGCGGCTTCGCTTTGCTCATCGTCCGACCCAGCATCCCGCTGCCCAGTGATGGCCTTGAAGCCGTGCAACGTAATCGCAGCGGCCTCTTTCCGGCTGTATCCTGCATCCCGCAAGAACGCCTCAAATTCTCTTTCCGTGCGGATTGACTTAACGTCCGTCACCCGCGCGCTTTCATTCATCGGGAACGTGACAAGAGAGACTTCAAACAAGTCAATCTCTGTCAATTTACGCACGCGCCCGCCTGCCTCTGGAATAGCCTCAATTGTGCGATACCCGATGGACATGCTATCAATTGCATCAGCACGCATGAGCGCCATTGCCTCGCGCCCTAGCTGTATCTCCTTTAGCAGCCTGCCCTTGACGTAAAGCCCGCGCTCATCTTCGCGCAGCTCGTCAAGTTTTCCGATGACCTTGCCGCTGTCGTGCTGCCACAACAGCTTGACCTTGCGGCCTGAGCCTAGCGACTTGGTGAAAGCCCCCTTGGCCACAACGTCCATACCCTGATCGACCACATCAAAAACGGAAGCGTAGCCCTCAAAGATACCATCTTCGTCAGGCTCTTTCTTGATTTCAAATGCCGCCGTCTTGGTTTGCAAAGCCTGCATATGCCCTCGTCCCTTAATGGGGGTTTGCAAAGTTTATAGCACGACTTTGCAAAGTTTGCAAAGCCCTAGTCGTCAACCACGATATGCGCCACGGCGCATCTACAATTGATGACGTTTTCAGCGCTGCCAGCCGGGTCGCCGGGATACATCAGGCTTTCCCCGCCTACATCAAACGCATCATCCATGCCCACGATCTGCCCGTCTGCATCCCAATGGTCGTCTCGCACACGTCCGCCTTCACGTTCAGGGCCATCGCCTGCACTCACCCACTCCTTGCGCAGGCTCAGCCCCGTTTCCCGCGCCGCAACGTCTGCCCCGAAATTCGCCGCGCCGTGCGTTTCAGTCCGAGCAATGCCAGCCCCTCGGGACATAGACATTCCGGGAATGCGGTCACGAATGCCACGCGCGATTTCCGCAACGCCAAGCCCATCACGATAGCCCTGATCGACAAGCGACACGATGCGCGCGCGCGTGGTTTCCGCAATGCTGGTTATCTTCCGGCGCACCGCCTCTTGCCCAACATATTGCAGCGCAAGCCGCATCATCATTTGCGCGAAATCTTCTTTGCGCTCCAAGATCAAGCCAGCCGCCTTGCCTTGCTCAAGCACGCGCCCGCCGAACGTCAAGGCCGCCTGCGCCGCCATGCGCTGGAACTCGCGCTCTAGCTGGTCATAGTGATTTCGGCCTGCGCCGACCTCGCTTGTTGCCTCGTATGCGTCAAGCATTTCACGGCTCGCCCGCGCTATCTCGCGCGCGAATATCGGCCCAAACCTCGCGTCTAGCCGATCAAGCAAAAGCGATTGCCTGCGTTGCTCTCGCTTGCGGTCAGGGTCAAGCAGGCGGCGCGACATTGGCAACCCTTAGCGTCGTCCAGTCGAACCCGTCAGCCATCTTGCAGAGATAAAATTTCGCCCGCTCAAAGTAAAACTTGTCAGACTGCTTGTCGATGGAGTGAACGATTGCGCAAGCCTCGCCATTTTCTGGATGCTCTACTGCAACCGTCACCTCGTAAAACTTGCTCATCACTTCACCCCCTTAAGTGGCGTCACCTTTGCATCCATGCCATAGGCCAGCGCCTTGACATCTTCTGGCGTCAGTTCGGACAACGCCGCGCTAGTGCCGGGTATCCGCTCCGATGCTGCGCCAAGGCTGATTTGCGACATAGAAACCATGATCTGATCGCCGCCATCTACAGGCTCATAGCCCATAGCCTCGCGCTTCTCATTCAGCGTTAGGCTTGTGGTCTTGTCCAGCATTTCCCATTGCGCGCGCTTCTTTTCGACAATCGCGGGGACTTGGTCAAAGTCAGGCTTTAGCATCACGCCTACCGGATCTGCCAAGCTGGCGTTCCAGTCGTCCGCAATCATCGTGACAAGCGGCATGACGGTATCTTCCCAGAAGGCAAGCCGCGCCTCTTGATAGTTTGAGTATGTATTGTCGCCGGGTATGCCTAGAAGTTGCGGGGGAACGCCAAGCGCCAAGGCCACGTCACGCGCCGCTGATAACTTTGTTTCGATCAGCGCCATGTCAGACGGGGAAAGGCCCATGGCCTTCCAGTCTAGCCCGCCCTCTAGCAGCATCGGCCTGCCTGCATTGCGTGAGCCGCCGTATTGCTCGTCAAGTTCTGTTTTAAGGCGGTTGAATTCATCGTCAGATAGCGTCTTGTC